CATGGTCTTGGAAGAGGCTCAGAACACTGGCAATGAGCGTTCCGAGGGTGGCATATTTACAATGCTCCGCAAGGTTAAGCGCGGCGCTTACGCTAAGCCACCGTTCTATGACCAGATTGAGGTCCGCCACAATCAATTTACGCTTCGCTCTTTCTTCCAGAGACTAGAAGGAACCCTAGAAGATATTCTCAAGGTTCGCAGTGCTCTAGATGCTGGAGAGAGCCACTACAAGCATGCATATCCACGTCCTACTAGAGACTGCAAGTGGAAGTGCCAATTCTTCGCTATTTGCCCGTTGGTTGACGACGGAAGCGCCGCAGAGGCTGCAATTAGCGACGCGTTCGAGGTCGCCGACCCGTACGGATACTACAAAACCGAAGAGATGAAGGGAAGTGAGTAAATGTCAAACACAGTAGACCGCAGTTTAACAATTATGGTTTATGGCGAGTCTAAGGTTGGTAAATCAACCTTTGCTGTAACGGCACCATACCCACGTCTCATGCTCGACGTAGAGGGCGGACACAGATTCCTCCCAATCAACGTTAAGTACTGGGACCCCCTGACTCAGGAGCCGCCGCTGGCTGATGGAACTTGGGACACTGTTGTTGTCCAGGTTCGTGACTACGACGTAGTCATCAAAGCTTTCCAGTGGCTTCAGTCAGGTAAGCACCAATTCAAGTCCTTGATCATTGACTCCATTTCGGAGCTACAGGTCAAGTGCATGGATAACATCGCAGGCACAGAGCAAATGAAGATGCAGCAGTGGGGCGAACTACTTCGCCACATGGGTGCACTCCTTCGTGACCTCCGTGACCTCACGATGCACCCAACCCAGCCGTTAGAGGCTGTGGTACTGACAGCTATGGCACGTAAGGGTCAGGATGGCGTTTACCGTCCTTACCTGCAGGGTCAGCTAGCTATTCAGGCCCCATATTTTTACGACCTACTAGGAGCCATAACGGTGGAGACGATGCCAAATCCAGACCCACTGCAAGCCCCATACAAAGTACGCCGCATGTATGTTGAGCGTACTCCAGAGTATGAGGCAGGCGAGCGAGTTCAGGGTCGTCTAGGTAAGATTGTCGAGCAAGGTGATCTAGGAGTAGAGCGCATGCTAGACATGGTCTTCGGAGAGAAGAAGGCCTCAGCAACTAAGAAGGCAAGTTAAGGAGCCAACTTATGTCAACACTAAACTGGTCCGATCTGGTAGCTCAGGCCGGAGATGCTGCTTCAGCCAGCAACTATCAGCCACTACCAGACGGCGATTACAACCTCAAGGTTATTGAGGCACAGGCAGTAACTGCTCAGAGCGGTAAGCCTATGTTTAAAATTACCACTGAGGTTCAGGGTGGTCCACACGACCGCCGCCGCGTATGGGATCAGCTGGTAATCACAGCTGACAACCCAAAGGCACTAAACATGTTCTTTATGAAGGCATCAGCATTGGGCCTTGGTAGAGAGTTTTTCGGTGCCAACCCAACTAACGCTCAGATTGAGCAGGCTCTGCTAGGACGCACTTTCCGTGCGACTCTAGGAACCCGTACTTACAACGGAACTCAGAGCAACGAAATCAAGCGTTACTATCCAGTGCAGGTTGCACAGCCATCGGCTGCTGCAGCTCCTGCACCTGCTCCTGCACCAGCCCCTGTTGCAGCTGCTCCAGCTCCTGCACCTGCACCGGCTCCAGCTCCGGCTCCTGCCCCAGCTTCGCCAGTGTCAGATGTAAGCGAGCCCTTTTAAATAAATTAATGGGAGGGGCACCGAAAGGTGCCCCTTCTTTTAAGGGAGAATCATGAAGGTTCTATTTACAGGCATGGGATCAAACCATTGCAATCGACCATCTAACACAACCTTCTTTACAGTTTTATCTGACGCTCTTTCTGAGATTGCAGAAGAAGTAATCTGGGCGTCTCCTAGTTTGTCTTGGACTAAAAAAGACTTAGATAAGTTCGATTTAATTATTTTTGGATTTATTGCACCGACCTCCCTGAGCGCAAATAAAATATTTGGAGCTCTCCATCTTTTAGGTTTGATGTCTGACTCACCTAAGCTCAAGCTAGTAGTCGACAGCCCACAGATGTGGCAATACAAAAACAGCGTAAATGCCCTAAAAAGAGACGCTGGAATCTTATTTACCTCTTTCTACTCAAAAAGAGAGGGATATGCACAAGCTTATGAAAATCGAGAGTTTATAGAACTGGCAGCGAATAATATGGACGCTGGAATCTGGCCTCAAGTTGTGTATCCTTCTATGCCTTGGATTACCTCGGAGAAAGTTTCTAACATTCTCGGCTTTGTGAGCTCAGAGGACTTACTAGGGATTAACCTAGATGCGAATCTGATAAATCCAGAGCCACCGAGAATTGGTAGAAGAGATTTGTGGGCTGTAGAAAATCCCAAGAATTCGTGGCTTTCTGAGCTAGAGAAGATTTTGTCCTTCCCTAGGATTCCAACTAAAACCGGTCGTAAAACTGACGATGACTATGCTTTGGGTGTTCTCAGGAACAGCATCGGGCTAATCATCCCACCTCAGGAGCGCAAGGTCGGGACTTGGTGGAATTACAGGATGTTCCAAGCTATGAATACTGGAACCCCCATAGCCACATATTGGCAGGACACCTACAGATTTGACCCAAGCTGGGCAGCGCTGGCGTACGACATAGAAGACTACGATCCAGCAGCGCGTCAAATGTTGGCGAATTCTCAGAGATCGTCCTACCTCAATGCCATCCCTCAACGGGAAGAATCACTAGAAACCCTTAAGATAAATCTGCTAGACTCTGCGAAGGAGAAAATCTAATGCCAGAAATTAACCGCGAATGGATTATAGAGCAGCTAGAAGCTGCCAAAGTTAAGGTTGGGTCAGGTAAGGCTATCCTAAAGCTACTGGATGCCTGGGCCGAGATTCCAAAGCTTAGCGACAACATGACAAATGAAGTTTTGACCGTGTTCCCCAAGCTTGCTCTTGGACACACTCTGAAAGTAGAAGAAAACGAAGATGACTACGTCTGGATCGACTTACAACCAGGACAAATCACAGTTGGAGATACTGTCCGTGTTAAGGCTGATGCCTTCACAGACAACCTTGGAACCTTGCACAATGGCCGCCGTGGAAAGGTTGTTGCAGTACGCTACGGAGACGTCATCTTCAACGACACCGACGGAAAAAAGCCAGAACTTAGGGGCGTCCACTACTCCCCATACAAACTAGAAAAGCGCTATAAGAAGCAATAATGAGAGTAAATTTTGATCTAAAGATCTACGCTCAAACATACAAAGAGGCTAAGCTACAGGCTTACCAAGCGATTGCTAACTTCTTAAGCATTCCTATAGAAGGCGTGCCAGAAATGGTTGACGTAGAGCTTAGGGTTACCCAGGTAAAAGAAAAAGATGCTGCCAAATACAGTAACGAACTGGAAGTTTCTGTGTTTGCCAATGTGAAACAAAGCGTATTTAAACCTTTCAATAGCTAGCATTTGCCAAGTTTCTAACTAGTTAAAAATTTGTAGTAAAATATAAAAATGGAAAATATTTGTCACTACAAGGAATGCAAGAATAAAAGATATGCCAGGAACCTATGTTCTGGTCATTATAGTCAGTGGAAAAGGGACATCCCACTTAAACCTATAAAATTAAAATATAACCAATCGAAATATAAATGTGAATTTTCTGGCTGTGTGAACAATGCTCAGGCTAAAAAATTATGTGGTGCTCACTGGAGGCAGCAGCGTCTAGGAAAAAAGTTAAAACCTTTAGTTAACCAAATTAGTGTTTTAGACAGGCTATTGCCTCAGGTAGAAAAAACTACTGATTGTTGGATTTGGAAAGGTAGAGTGTCTGGCAAACGTGGGTATCCACAAATCTCTGTGTCTGGAAAACAACTTATGGTCCACAGAGTTATGTATGAAGAACTTGTTAGGCCTTTGTCAAATTTAGAGACTTTAGACCACCTGTGTAGGGATCGAAAATGCGTAAACCCGGACCACTTAGAGCCAGTAACCCTTAGGGAAAATGTCCAAAGAATGCACGTTTATAGGTCACTAATAGAAGAAAACCTCAGATTAGTTGCTTTTATTGAGAACTTAGGCTACGATGTAAGAACACTTAAACTAAAGGAGTAAAAGTGCAAACATTCGTACCTTTATTTGGCTCAGCTGATACAGCTAAGGTATTGGACAAAAAACGCCTAAACAAAAATGCCCTGGAGGGCTGGCAGATTCTGATGAACCTTGTGGAGCTAGATCCGCAGGGCAATCACCGCACAGCTAAAGGCTGGCGTAACCACCCCGCCGTTAAAATGTGGCGAGGTCACGAGGGCGCTTTAGTGTCCTACATTCTCAAGATGGTCATGGAGTGGGAGAAGCGTGGCTACAAGTCCACGATTGGCACCAAGACTTTGATCACATACATACAGGCTGTAAAGCTTGGCCGTATAACTAGAGAAAGCCATCGCTATCCTGCTTGGATGAGGGATAGGGATCTATTCGGTCAGATAGCTTCTAGCCACCGCATGGCACTGCTCAACAAAGACTATGAGTGGTATAGCCAGTTTGGTTGGCCAGAAGACACTGGTGCTAGACCTGACAGTTACGACTATATTTGGCCCGTTAAGTAAAATTGTAATTTACGGTAAAATTACACGCTTGTAATTATAAAATCCTTCTATGAAGGATTCAAGAATTGGCGAGTCGCTGTGGAGTGTGTGGGAAGGTGAAGGCCTTCCCATTACTCTATCTGAGGCAGAAGTTATATATTACACACACGAACACGTAGACATTGAAAACGAAGTAGTTAGGCGTGCCCTAGCATCTTCTATTCAACGAGATGGCATATCACTGTCTCTCGGTCAAAGCTTCAGAATGATAGAGCAGTCGGTAGTGACGCTAGGGGCGTCTACCACTTTCCCAAGCGCAAGGATTCCCACCTACTGCTACGAGAATGGCGAGACCCTTTACGGAGATATGGTTGAACCAGAGGAACTAGTTCCTACTACTTTTGTAGAGGTTCCTTACGTTGATTAATAATCCAGAGTGGCACGAAGACGCCGAATGTGCAAAGCCACAAAATAATGACAAGATAAATAACTTTTTTGCTAACAAGCCATCTCAGCAGTGGGAAGCAAAAAAGCTTTGCAATGAATGCCCCGTAAGAAAGCAGTGCGTTCAGTGGGCACTTAATAACAAGCAGATTTGGGGGATTTGGGGTGGACTAACCCCAGAGCAAATTCGTAGAACGCTTTCTGTCAACTGGGAAGGTCAGGAGATGCGTCACAAGCGTTTTCCTCTGTGCCCTTACTGCAAAGCTAAAACTGAACATCTTAAGACTGCAACTATCGACAGACCTGACGGCGGCCGTTGGTCAACTATGAGAATTGTCCGCTGCGAGTCCTGCAAGTTCACTTGGCAGAGTAGAACCAGTGCTAACGCAGTGGATGCTTACCACACTATTCAGCAGAAGAAGCAGCAGCGGCGTGATAGTAAATAAGATTGTTTCTCAATCTTTCATTTTCTGGATCTAGCTCTAACGCTTTTTCTCCGTACTCAATAGCTTCAGAAACCTTGCCTAGTCTAAAAGCGGAAATAGAAGCTAGGTCCCAAGGCAAAGCTCCCCAGGCGAAATCCTCGCAAAGATAGTCCAGAGGCTTCTCTTTTATTGCGAGCGCCGCAATCGCATTGTCATAGCAGGGCTGCCAGTTTCCGTGCCCGTAGTGATGCATAGCCAGCTCAACCAAAGACTCCCTACGACCCGGGGACTGCTTTATAGCCTTCTCTAGCCACTCGGCTGCCTTGTCTGTCTCAAGCTTTGCCAGGTACCTCATAGAAGCGGCCCTCTCCGGAGCCCAGGTGGCCCTAGGAAGGCTTAAATGCCTCTTGAACTCGGAAATAGCCTGCTCCCTGTGATTGTAGAAGAAGAGCTCTCTGGCGTAATAGAAGGCATTTCTATCGTCGTCTGGATCCTCTTCCACAGACATGGCCAAAAGCGGGAAGTACTGAGACCTTGGCTTGGACTTATCTGGGTGGTGATGAATCTCTAGAGCTATCCAGCCCTGGCTTTCTTTGAGGCCACCATAGCCTCTCATAACTTCGTGGACTGGGTGTGTCCATCTATAGCCTGCTCTGGCGTGAATCTTATCTCCACCATATTGAAGACTTGGAATTGTCTCTTCTTCGTCTTTCCAGCTCCAGGTGTATGTGTAGCGAGGTCTGGTCCATCCTTGCTCGAAAGCCTTTTCTAGCTCTTCGCGCCAACCTGGAAGCAGCACTTCATCCATGTCTAGTGCAATGCAATAGTCAATATCGGCTGGTATTGAAGCCATTGATGCGTTTCTTGCAAGATCAAAGCGCCAAGGCTTAATTCTTATGTCAACTACATTTATTCCAAGAGAGCGTGCAGTTTCTTGAGTACCATCTGTGCTGCCAGTATCTGCGATAAGCAAAAAGTCTGCGTCTTTGGCGCTTTCTGCCCAACGCCTTACAAACTGTTCTTCGTTAAGTGCGATTGTATAAACTGCAACTTTCATTTTTGCTCTATCTTTCCGATGATCTCTGTTGTACTTATTCCCCAGGAATATGGTATGTAGCAAAGTGCTATTCCGTG